CGTTTGATGCGCTGCACCTTTTGAAAGTAAGCGAAGCCGATTGTGCGCGCGTTGGCAGGCAGGTCGATACCGTCGCGCTGCGCAAGCCAAAGCGCATATTCAACGGCGCGTTCGCTATCGCTGCTAAGCGGGTCATTCATGCCGCGCTTGTGCGCCATGCGCTCGCGCTTGATCCAATGCATTGTTGCCATTGGTTAACCCTCCACTTGTGAGCTTTGATCGAAGTTTACGCAACCAAACCGCGGGCCAGTGTAAAATTGCACGTTAAGCCCGTGGTCATCGGCAACGCGTACAAAAATAACCGCGCTATTGCGTGGTACTGTTTGATGACTTTCGCGCACACGCGCGGGGAAGATACACGGCGCGCTTGCGTCATCGCGCGGGTTGTAGCGGTCCCAATATCGGCATTGGTCACAAGTTTCCATGTTTAAGCCCTCCATATTGCAACGGCGATTAGGTAGATGATTAATAGCCGCAAGGTTGAGTTGATTATGAGCGCGCGAAACTCGTCGTCCGTCATGCGTCGCAATCCGCGTCGACGTCGTCGCTTTCGTCGTCGCTGTCGTCCGCATAGTCGTCGATCATGTGCGCGGCGATCTCGTACCAGTTAACGTCGCTCACGAACGCGCGCGCATAGTCGAGCGCGAGGCCCTCGCTTGCGTTGCACTCTAACATCTCGTCGCAATAGTCTTTAAGCGCGCCGGCGAGTTCGTATTTGTCGAGCCGGCGCCATCCCATCTCGCGCGGGTCGAGCCCGTCAATCAATTCGAGATTGACGCGCCATGTGGCGTAGTTTGTCCAGCCGTTGTAGGTCGTATCGGTCATGTTCGTTGCCTTTCGTTTAGTTTAGCGGTTAGCGGTTGATTTTAAGGGGCGTTGCAAACACAACGCGTTTGCGAGAGCGTAAGCGCAAGACTAGCCGTTGCGCGCGCGCATAGGAGCGCAATTTAAAGCCGAGCGGCATTGAATAGACGTCGGCGCCGTTGTCGGGAAATTCTCGCAATTCCCATAAAACTTGTTTGCGCATAGTGTTTGCCCTTTCGTTTAGTTTAGCGGTGGAAGCGGTGGGGGCTTGCGCCCCCGTTGTTTAGAAATTCCAAGGGGTAACGCCGCGATGTTTGCAGATTGCGCGAGCGATTTTCTTGTTTGAGGCCGGCACAATTTCAGCGTTTTGAAATTCGACGCCGTTGCACGGTTGCGCAACAATGCGAAGAATGAATTTGTAAGTAGCGTTCGGGAGCGGGTTTTTTGTGAGATATGCGACCATTGTGCGACCCCTGTGTTTGCGTTTCGATAGTGTTAAGTTAAGCGCGCGCGTTTAACTTGTCAAACTATTTTTTGCAGGATTGCAAAAATATTTTCGCCCGGCTTGTAAGGCCGGGCGATTGCGTTGCGGATTAGGTTAGGTCAATTCCGCGCTTGTATCGTACCAAGCCGCGTGCTCGCGGGCGCCGCGTGCAAGCGCGCGTTCGTCGCGCTCGCGCGTTAATTCCATGCGTTCGCGCATTAGGTTCAAGATGCGCTCATCACATCGGGCGCGTTGCGTCGCGTCGCGCGATTGCGCCCGCACATGTTCGTGCCAGAAAATAGCGTCGTCAATTTGCTGTAGCGTTGCCATAGGTGCGACCCTTTCCTATTATCGCGCCGCATAGGTGCGCGCGTTCCGCAGCATCCATTTTTCGACGGCGGGCGCGCCGTCGGGCGTTTCGTCGACGACGACATAGGCAACGGTCGCGCGCACTAACGCCGCGCGGTCACCGTCGCACGTAAATACGCGGTGTGGAAATTCCGGCCATGCGCCCGCGCGGTCATCGACCGGGCGCGCCGAATATTCAAAGCGCGCGCCGTCGCGCACGTCGAAACAGCCTAGCACGCGCGGCGCGCTCATATTCGGTTCGTTGTAGTATGATGCTAAACCCATTGTTTCGCCCTCATTGCGTGCACCATTGCACAATGACGCGGCGCGCTTAGTCGCCGCGCTTTTTGCAATGCGCGCTTAGACGTCCAAGCCGCGCAGCGCTTCTTCTAACGTCGCGGCTTGCCGAATGACGCCCGGGCGCCCGCTCGCGTCAATCCATTCGTGCTCGCAATCCCACACGAACCATTCGACCGCGTCGAAACGCGTATGAACGGGCGCGACCGCATAGCGGCTACAATCCCCAAAAAAGCGCTTGCGCGCGGCTAGTTGTCCTCGCTTAGCCGGATTGTTTTTATAGCTGGAGGCAAAGCTCGTATTGATAAGCATTGTGCGACCCTTTCTTGCGTTTAGTTTAAGTTAAGATTAGTTTACCGTGTTTCTGTCAGAAAGCCCTGAACGCCGCTATTGCCGTCGGGCCCGATGCGGCGCAATCGCCCGACAACGACGGGATTGCCGTCGCGCATATAATAAGCTCGCGCGAGCGGGCGCCCGTGATCGCCCGTTGGATCAGTTATAATGCTAAGCCCGCGAGCTTGCGCCGCGTCGCGCCATTCGCGTGCCGATGAATATTCGATCGAGACTTGCGTTGCCATTGTGCGACCCTTTCCTGATTAGACGTCGCGCGCCGCGCGGCACGCGGTATATGACGCGTGCCAGACGTCGCAAGCTTTATTCTTAATCTCATACAGCGCTGCGAGCGTCGGCGTTGCGGCGTTGCGCTTGCTGTCGTAACGCGCGTCACAAGCTTTAGAGCCGTAAACGCGTTCAAGCTCATGAGCCCAAGCGCTTTCCGCAATCGCTGCAGCTTTATATGCCGCGCGACGAATTTCCGCGAGTTGTTCGAATTGCGTTGCCATTGTGCGACCCTTTCCTGATTAGATGAAAGCAAGCGCGACAATCGCGCCGACGGTTAAAAAGCAAACAAGGGTGAGAGTTGTTTCGATTGCAGCTTGTAGCATTGTGTTACCCTTTCCTAAGTTGCTCGCAAAAATAAACGCGCCCACTAATGCCATCGAACGTGAAATTCCATTCTTGACGTTTTGTCATTGTGCGACCCCTTGGTTAGGCGATTGGCCGAATTGCCAATCTTGTAAAACATTATTTGTCGATTGTGGCAAAATTAAGGCAAAAACAAAATAGTAACAAAACGAGCGGAAAATAAATGGTAACGAAAATAGCGAAAACATTGGCAAGTTAGGTAATGGATTGGCAATTCGGCAATTCCGAATTGCCAATCGCTAAACCATTAAAAAGCATAGTGTTTTTCTATTTATTGGCAATATTGTCATTAGTTTCTATAAAAAAGAAAAATTCTATATGTTTATATTTTGTGAACAATGACACAGCGGCACGCTGACACAATGTTGCCATAGTTCGACCGGCATCAACTTAAAAACGATTGCCAATATTGCCCAAATGACCCAAGACAATATTCCTATGTTTTGAGCGCGCGCGTTGCCATTGCACAATGCTTGAATAAATCAACTTGTTTTAAGATTGCCTAAATTGCCAATGTTTTTCCGATTGCCTAAATTGCCAATGAAACAATCAACTATTGCATGACGCAAGGAGTTATTGCTATGGTCATGTTGATGGGGGGGGTGGGGGCCCGGGCAGGGGTAGCCAATGGCACGGAGGTTTCACGCACAAATTTTTTTATTTTTATTTTTTACATGCCCGGTATAATGGCAACATGACTTGGCACTCACTCCCCAATGAGCCGCGCAAACTGCAAGCGACAGAGGCGCGCTTGGACGCAATTTACAACGCCGCGCGAAACGGCTTGAAGGGCGACGCTTTGGCGCTGGCGGCGGGGATGCTACCTTCAGAGTACCGCCAACTTTGCCAATTTGACCCATTGGCTGAGTTGGCTGAAACGAAAGGCCGCGCGGATGGCGAGATGGAGATATCTGGAATACTCCACAACGCCGCGCGAGAGGGCGACGCCAAGGCTGCGTTGGAAATCCTCAAGCACGCTCACGGGTGGACGGCTCGCACCGCCATCGACGTCAGCGTGGAACAGACCATATCAGTCAAGCACGCGCTTGAGATGGCCCAGCAACGGGTTCTGGAAGGCGCGTACACTGTCGTGACCGACGACACAAAGGACATCCATGCAAACTCCGATCTACTCCCCGCAAGACGAGATGGAGCTTATGTCTCGGCTATGGACGCCGGGGCTGAAGGACGATCCTCTGAAGTTCGTGCTGTACACCTTTCCGTGGGGGCAGAAGGGGACGCCGCTTGAGCATTTCCAAGGCCCGCGCAAGTGGCAGCGTGAAGTGCTTCAGGAGCTTGCCGACCACATAAAGGCTAACAATGGAAAGCTGGACTTTGACACTTTCCGAATGGCTACGTCTTCTGGCCGTGGCATTGGTAAGTCTGCACTCGTCTCGTGGTTAGTCATCTGGATGCTAACGACCCGGATTGGCTCGACGACCATCGTGTCGGCCAACTCGGAAGCGCAGCTCCGGTCGGTGACGTGGGCGGAAATTACCAAGTGGCTATCAATGTCCCTCAACAGCCACTGGTTTGAAGTCTCGGCCACCCGCGTGATGCCGGCCAAGTGGCTAACCGACATCGTCGAGCGCGACCTGAAGATGGGCACGCGCTACTGGGGTGTGGAAGGGCGCCTGTGGAGCGCGGAGAACCCCGACGCCTACGCGGGTGTGCATAACTTCTCTGGCGTCATGCTGGTCTTCGACGAAGCGTCGGGTATCGACGACGCCATCTGGTCGGTCGCAGCGGGCTTCTTTACGGAAAATACGCCCAATCGCTTCTGGCTGGCATTCTCCAACCCGCGTCGCAACAGCGGGTACTTCTACGAGTGCTTTAACTCCAAACGGGATTTCTGGAGAAATAAAATAGTCGATGCCAGATCCGTAGAAGGAACCGACAAGCAGGTCTATCAACAGATCATCGACGAGTATGGCGCCGATAGTTCTCAAGCTCATGTTGAAGTTTACGGTGAGTTTCCCAACGCGTCGGATGACCAGTTCATCGGCTCCAAGCTGGTGGATGACGCCATGAACCGACCCAAGTGGAAGGATCAGTCGTCGCCGGTCGTCGTGGGCGTGGACCCGGCGCGGTTCGGCAGCGACGCGACGGTCATCGCCATCCGGCAGGGGCGCGACTTGGTGGCGCTGAAGAAGTACAAGGGTGACGACACGATGGAAGTCGTCGGGCACGTCATCAGCGTCATTGAGGAATACCGCCCAGCGCTGGTGGTCATCGACGAGGGTGGCTTGGGCGCCGGCGTCGTGGATCGGCTCAAGGAACAGCGGTACAAGATCAGGGGCGTGAACTTTGGAAACAAGTCGAAGAACCCGCTCATGTGGGGGAACAAGCGCGCGGAGATGTGGGGTGAAATGCGCGAGTGGTTGAAGAGCGCGGCCATCCCCAACGATAGGTTCCTCAAGAACGATCTGGTCGGCCCCATGATGAAGCCAGACAGCAAGGGGACGATCTATCTGGAGAGCAAGAAAGACATGAAGGCACGCGGGCTAGCGTCGCCTGACGCTGCCGACGCCATCGCGGTGACGTTTGCGTTTCCAGTGGCGCACCGTGAATACGTTGACCGTAGCCCTAGAAAGGGATACTCTGCGGCAGGAATACCAACCTCTTGGATGGGTGCCTGATGGCAAAGAAAAGCGTCTCATTGGCCGTAGGACGCGGCGAAAAGCTGCCGACCAAGCAGGGCGCTGGACTGACGGCTAAGGGTCGTGCCAAGTACAACCGGGAAACCGGGTCAAACTTGAAGGCACCGGCACCAAACCCCAAGACAAAAGCCGACGAAGGCCGCAAAAAATCCTTTTGCGCTCGTATGGGCGGCGTGGTAGCAAAGTCGAAGAATGCTGAGCGCGCTAAAGCCAGCATGAAACGGTGGAATTGCCCATGAAAAAGCCCGGTCTGTACGCTAACATTCACGCTAAACGCGAACGCATCGCCGCCGGATCGGGCGAAAAGATGCGCAAACCGGGTGCTAAAGGCGCGCCGACCGCTAAGGCGTTCAAACAATCGGCCAAGACGGCTAAAAAGGGCAAGTGATATGCCTCTCGTCAAGTCAACCAGCAAAGATGCTTTTCGTAAGAACGTAAAAGCTGAAATTGCAGCGGGTAAACCCCCGAAACAGGCAGTAGCGATTGCGTATTCGGTCAAGCGCGCGGCAACGGCTAAAGCCAAGCCCGCTTCTTCCGGCAAAAAGGGCAAATAATGGCTGCGAATGACGTTGAAAGCGCCGGTAAAGTCTCGGAAGCCGACGACCATGACCGCCTCGCAACCATGCGGTCGCGGTTCACTATGGCAATGTCGGCTTACTCCGACAGCCGCGAAGATGAACTGGACGACCTGCGGTTTATGGCGGGTTCGCCAGACAACCAGTGGCAATGGCCGGCAGATGTGCTCGCAACTCGCGGCTCCGTGCAAGGTCAGACGATCAACGCGCGTCCCTGCCTGACCATCAACAAGCTGCCCCAGCACGTCCGTCAGGTGACAAACGAACAGCGGCAGAACCGTCCTACAGGTAAAGTCATTCCTGCCGACGACCGTGCAGACGTGCGGGTCGCCGAAGTGTTTGATGGCATGGTGCGCCACATTGAGTATATCTCCGATGCGGACGTCGCCTACGACACGGCCTGCGATAATCAGGTCACCTACGGCGAAGGCTACATTCGCATTCTGACTGAATATACCCGCGACGATAGCTTCGATCAGGATTTGAAGATTGGCCGCGTCCGCAACTCGTTTTCCGTCTATATGGACCCCACAATCCAAGACCCTTGCGGTTCTGACGCCAAGTGGTGCTTTATTACGGAAGACCTGACCAAAAAAGAGTATGAGCGGCTATTCCCCGGCGCGACGCCCATCAGCTCTATTCTGTCTCAAGGCGTGGGCGATCAGTCGCTTAGCCAGTGGTTATCAGAAGACACCATCCGCATCGCGGAATACTTCTACTACGAGTTCAAGCCTGCCACATTGAACTTGTACCCCGGCAATATCACGGCGTTTGAAGGCACAACGCAAGACAAACAGCTTAAAGCGCAGTTTGGTAAGCCGTTGCGTAGCCGCAAGGTCGAGCGCAAACAGGTCAAATGGCTCAAAACCAACGGCTATGAAGTGCTTGAGGAGCGCGACTGGGCGGGCAAGTGGATACCGGTCGTGCGCGTCGTCGGTAACGAATTTGAGGTTGACGGCCAGCTTTACGTGTCGGGCCTTGTGCGCAACGCCAAGGACGCGCAACGCATGTACAATTATTGGGTCAGCCAAGAAGCCGAAATGCTGGCTTTGGCGCCCAAGGCACCCTTCATTGGCTATGGCGGCCAGTTTGAAGGGTATGAGATGCAATGGAAGACGGCCAATACAACAAACTGGCCGTATCTTGAGGTAAACCCTGATGTCACTGACGGAAACGGCGCGGTCCTTCCTCTTCCGCAGCGCGCAGCACCTCCGCTCCCGCAAACTGGACTTATCCAAGCCAAGATGGGAGCGTCTGACGACATCAAATCAACCACGGGTCAGTACGATAGTAGCCTTGGCGCGGCCAGCAACGAGCGGTCGGGTCGAGCCATTTTGGCTCGCGAAAAACAAGGCGATACAGGCACGTATCACTACGTTGACAACCTCTCCCGCGCCATCCGTTACGTCACGCGGCAACTCGTTGACCTGATCCCTAAAATCTACGACACAGAACGCGTCGCTCGCATTATTGGTCTCGACGGCGAAGTCGGCATGGTCAAGATCAACCCCATGCAGACTGAACCCGTCCGCGAAATTCGCGATCAAAATGGCGGCGTGATTGAGCAAATCTATAACCCGTCTGTGGGTATCTATGACGTGTGCGTCACCACTGGACCGGGCTATATGACTAAGCGTCAGGAAGCTCTTGACGCCATGTCCATGTTGCTTCAGTCGAACCCGCAGCTTTGGACTGTCGCCGGCGATCTGTTTGTTAAAAACATGGATTGGCCGGGCGCGCAGGAAATGGCCGCACGCTTTGCCAAGATCATCGACCCGAAGGTGGTGGAAGGTGAAGATCAATCCCCCGAAATGGCTGCTGCCAAACAGCAGATTGAGGCGCTCACTCAGGAGCTTAATGCGACTGTGGACGCGATTGGTCAGGTACAGCAGGGACTTGAAGCCCAAAAACTTCAGATTGATGCGTTCAAAGCTGAAGTTCAGGCTTATGACGCTGAAACAAAGCGCATCTCGGCTGTTCAGGCGTCCATGAGCCCTGAACAAATCCAAGACATCGTTATGGGTACTATTGCGGCGGCCATCGACACCGGCGATTTGGTTGCTGGAATGCCCTCTAGCGAAGCGATGGAACCCCGTGGTATGATTGAAACGCAGGAAATGCCGCAAGAGCCGCAAATGGCGCCGCAGGCACCTCCGCAGATGGGAATGTGACGATGAAATGCGCTGAATTTGTCGGCTGTCTGTTTCTCGCCCGCGATGTGGCGCATTCCGTGCACCTCAATACGCGTAGTTTTGCTAAACATAGCGCGCTTAACACCTTCTACGACGGCATTATTGATCTTGCCGATAAGTTTGCTGAAGCCTATCAAGGTCGTCACGGCTTGATCGGCCCGATTGCACTTCATTCGGCTCGCAAAACTAGCAATATCGTCGAGTTTCTGGAAGATAGCCTGAAAGAGATCGAAAACGAACGCTATGAAGTCTGCGACAAGTCTGACACGGCTTTGCAAAACATCATCGACGAGATCGTCGGGCTCTATCTGTCCACCCTCTACAAACTCAAATTCTTGGCGTGAGGTGAGAAATGCCTACTGCTTCGTATAACAAATACACAGCCGCAATCGAGCCGCTGTTTGAAAACATCAACGCGGGCTCTGATGCGTGGAAAGTGGCGCTGGCGGCTACTGTTAACGCAGCCGACACGACTTTTGTTGCTGGCACGACCGATCTGGCTACGGCGGGCGGCTATACGGCAGGCGGCAACGCCGCGACCGTTTCGTCTGCCACGCAGTCGGCGGGCACGTATAAGTTGGTGCTTAACAGCCCAGCCACATGGACGGCAACCGGCTCTGGTTTTACGTTCCGCTATGCGATCCTGTGGGACAGCACGACCAGCACACCGGTTGCCTATTGGGATTACGGGTCTTCTCAGGCCGTTGCCGCTGGCG